AGCGTGGAGGACTTCAACGCGCTCATGCTGGCCGTGGAGACGCTGGTTATGGACACCGGCATGGACTTTAAGTTGATCGTTGTGGACACGCTGGCGCGAGCGTTTGGCGGTGGGGACGAGAACTCGGCATCAGACATGATGCAGTTTGTGGTGACCTGTGGACACATACAGAAGATCGTGCAAGGCGCTGCGCTGATGATTCTGCATCACAGCGGCAAGGATCAGAGTCGCGGAATGCGGGGATCGTCTGCGCTCTTAGGTGCTGTGGATACCGAACTGGAGTTGATCAGGTTTGAGGATTCTATGAAAGGCATCATCAGAACCGCCAAGCAAAAGGACGGTGAAGATGGGACGCGCTACGGCTTTGAGATGGTCAAAGTCGAACTGGCAGCGCCAGCCGGATCACTGCAAATTGGTGAGCCAATGACCAGCTTGGCGGTGCAAGCGTCAGATTCAGCCAAAACAGATCACACAAAGATGACCGAGAAAAAGCCACCAGCCAACAAAGATGGTGGCAAATGGCAGCCATATGAGTTGCCAGCACTATATAGGGCAATTAAGAACAAAGGATTCACTGATGTAATAGATGGCGTAAGCCTGAAGGTGGTCAATATTGATGATTGGAAAGAAGAATTGACGCTACAAGCCAGTGCCTATGACGCTACAAAGACGCAAATCAGTAACGCAATTTGGACAGCAAAGGGGAGACTTAAAACTAAAAAATTGGGTGGACATCACGGCAAAGTCGCATGGCTTAACCAAGATGTTTTGACAAAAATGGCAAGTGAGGCGGCTTACAAATTCAACAATCAGCAATCAGAAGCGATCAGAAGCGATCAGAAATCAGACGCTTCAGATGATCAGAAATCAGAATCGGAAACGAGAGTCTATAAGACTCGTAGTTTCTGATTGTTCTGACGGCTGCTTCAGTAAATTTAGACAAGGATAAAAAAGATGGCAACAAAGAAAAGCTCAAGACATCATCCAGTGGCGGTGAGTCCAAGTCCACAAGCAGATGCGTGGACGGTTTATGTTCAATCCAAGTTGGTGGAGTTGGAGGCCGCCAAAGCATCTAGCGATAGGAAATGGGGAGAAAATCGACTGATTACTTTAGTAGACAGTGGACTCAGAGAGAAATTTTGGATTCAGAACGGCAGATTGCATCAAGCGATTGGCGCAAAGGATCGTGCGAAGTTTGATTCCAGTTTGGCGGGAATGGTCCGAGCGTATGCAGTGCTCGATCAGTGGGCAGCCGATCAAGGCATGAGTCCAGCCAGCGACAGCATTCCGAGGATTGAGTGGGAGATGCAGTCAGGTCAGGTTATGGTGATTGTCAGAACGGTCAACGAGACTCTGGCTATGCAACGAGAGAGACAGGAACTGGACAACAAGTGCATCTGGTCAATGGAGGAATTAGAGGTCATCTTCAATGATCCCTTTGTGCAACAGGTCATTGCCGTCAAAGCGTTTGATCCAACAGCCAAGGTGGTCAGCTTCAAAGCAAACGAGAAATTCGGTGGACAATCAGGCTTTGATGATCTGGAGAACGATCTTCATGCATTTGAAGGCGGTCAGCCAGAGATGAAATTCAACAGCAAACAAGCGGAGAAATACAAACATGGAACAAATTAAGCGATTAGCGGACTTGATCAAGCAAAAGGTACTGGACATCGTCCAGCGCGTTAAAACAGCTTTAAAGCGGGTCTGAGCGTGGTTGGCAACCCAAAGCGCAAGCAGGATGTCGCGTTCCTAAACGATATGCCGGAAGAGATGATCTTCAGCATGGTTGAGGCCGGTAAAAGCATCGCCAACATCTGCATCGATCTGGGCATCAGCAAGCGTGCGCTAGACGATTGGATTGAGGAGAACGATCACGGTGCTATGATTGCACGCGCGCGCACGCGTGCGGCAGACCTGATGGCTTGCAAGACCATCGAGATAGCGGACGAGATGGCCGACAGCAATCCGCAGCGCGATGTCCAGCGCATCCGAACTAGGCAATGGCTGGCCGAAAGGTGGGATCAGAAGACTTATGGCTTACAAAAAGCCGCCTCGGTCAACATCAACATCCAAGACCTACGCATGGCGGCACTGCGCCATGTCGAGGTTGTCGATGACTTATCCACAGAAAATCGCAATGGTTGAGCACACTGGCCTGTGCATAACTGCAAAGCGCCTGCTAATTGAGCAGAAACAGGCCAGTTATCCACATTTGACTTAACATAATGGACATCGTGTTAAATGGATATTGTAAGCAATCTGTAAGAAAGCATATGAATCAATGACTTACCGATATAGTGCCATGTGGATAACTTTCCCGCGGTCAAGTGGCCGCGGTGACCGGCCTGCTGGCTGGCGCGGCGCGATGACCCCCCCTCGCGCTTTGCGGCGGGGGCGGTTGATGACGCAACCGAACACCTACCGAAATGACTGACCCGACCCCCACCACCCCCACCGCGAAAAAGCGCGTCCCGAAAAAAAATTCCGAGGACTTGTTGACGAATAACCCTTTTGTCGAATTCGTCAAGCTGTACAAGAATAACCCTGTCCTGTTTGTTAAGGAAGTCCTTAACACTGATCCTGATCCTTGGCAAGTGGAATTCTTGAATCACATCGCGTTAGGAAGCAGGCGCATAAGCGTGAGATCAGGCCACGGTGTCGGCAAGAGTACGGCATCAGCCTGGGCGATGATTTGGTACTTGCTGCTGCGCTTTCCGGTCAAGGTGGTGGTCACAGCACCGACCAGCAGCCAACTCTACGATGCCTTGTTTGCCGAGGTTAAGCGTTGGGTGAAGGTGCTGCCGCCAATGCTGGCCGATATGTTGGATGTGAAACAGGACCGTATTGAGGTGATTGGCGCAAACGAGGAGGCGTTCATCTCGGCCAGAACAAGCCGCGCCGAGCAGCCTGAAGCCTTGCAGGGTGTCCACAGTGATCATGTGATGCTGGTGGGAGATGAGGCATCCGGTATACCTGAGAAGGTGTTTGAGGCGGCCTCCGGCTCAATGTCCGGCCACAACGCCGTCACGCTCTTACTTGGTAATCCTGTGCGCTCCAGCGGCTTCTTCTACGACACCCACAATCGGTTGGCGGGTGACTGGGTGACGATGAAGGTGTCATGCGCCGACTCGCCGCGGGTGAGCGAGGCGTACATCGAGGAGATGAAGTCGCGTTACGGTGAGGAGTCCAACGCCTACCGAATCCGCGTACTAGGGGAATTCCCTAAGAGTGACGAGGATACGGTCATACCCATGGAGTTGCTTGACTTGGCGATGAATCGGGATGTGGAGGCCTCGCCTTACGCGCCACTGGTCTGGGGGTTGGATGTGGCACGCTTTGGCTCTGACCGTTCGGCGCTGTGCAAACGCCGCGGCAACGCGGTGACTGAGCCGATCAAGACTTGGAAGAACTTAGACCTGATGCAGTTGACCGGCGCAGTGGTGGCCGAGTACGAGGCACTTGCACCGAGCGACCGTCCGACAGAGATATTGGTGGACAGCATTGGTCTTGGCGCTGGCGTGGTTGACCGTCTGCGGGAGTTGAAGCTACCGGCCAGAGGTATCAATGTCGCGGAGTCACCGGCCATGGGCGGTACTTATCGCAATCTGAAGGCTGAACTTTGGTACAAGGCCAAGGCGTGGTTGGAACAAAGGGACTGTCGGCTGCCAAAGGACGAGTTGCTGATTGCTGAGTTGGCGACTGTGCGTTATATGTTTACTTCCAACGGCAAGATTCAGATCGAGAGCAAAGACGAGATCAAAAAGCGGGGTTTGGCCTCACCTGACAAGGCTGATGCGTTTTGTTTGACCTTTGCATCAGATGCGGTGATCGGCATGATGGGATCGAAGGCTGGCAACAACTGGGCGCAACCCTTGAAAAGAAACCTCTCAAGGGTTGCATAATTCAATAATTCTTTAAGGAGTAACCGCGATGAAGATGACAAAGGCAGCAAAGAAGGTTGGCAAGGTAATGGGCGAGTACAAGGCTGGCACATTGCACTCTGGCAAGGGCGGCAAAGTGGTCAAGAATCCTAAGCAGGCTGTGGCAATTGCGATGTCCGAGGCCAAGATGCCCATGCGCGGTGCTCGCACTGCCAAGAACGCGAAGACCAAGGGGATGCGTTAATGGCAACGCTACAGCGCACCATGGATCAGGCCATGGATCAGGACGAGGGCTATGAGGGTGGCGAAGAGAGCTGCCCCATGGCAACGCAAGACATCACGCTGAACTTGAAGAATCGCGCCAAGGCTATTGATTCTGCGAACTACGGTCCTGAGAATCCCAAGCTGCCCAACAAGCAGTATTGGATGAAGATGGCTGATCAGTGGGAAGTGTCCGAGGACGAGGCGAAGATGAGCCTGTGCGGTAACTGCGCGGCTTTCAACCAAGATGACTCCATGTTGGAGTGCATCGCCAAGGGCATTGGTGACGAGGGTGACCCATGGGCGGTGATTGATGCCGGTGACTTGGGCTACTGCGAGATATTTGATTTCAAGTGCGCGTCCAGCCGTACTTGTTCGGCATGGGTTGCCGGTGGCGAGGGTGAAGAGGATGAGGGTGAAGAGCCTGAGTCATTGCTGACAATCAAGATTGGGATGAAAAATGAAGACTAAGCCTGGCCTCTACGCCAACATCAACGCCAAACAAAAACGCATCGCCGCAGGCAGCGGCGAGAAGATGAACAAGGTTGGATCAAAGGCAGCACCGTCTGCCGCTGACTTCAAGCTGGCAGCCAAGACCGCCAAGAAGCCAAAGTCAAGGAAGTGATCTCACCCATATGCATCTCGACAGTACACGCAAAAGGTTTGCGGGTGATGCTCACAAGCATCGCCGAGTATTGTCCAGAAGTGCCTGTCTATTTGCGCGGTCCAGAGTCCACTATTGGCGGCTTTGACGCTGACCTGAAAGTCTTTGGTGCATCGCACAATTTCGGTGATGACTACAACGACATCATGGATCGCGCCTTTGCTGATGGGTTTGAGTCAGTGATCTGCGCCAACGATGACATCGTGCTGACTCCCAGCAGCTATCGAATGCTGATGGAGGATGTGGCGCAGTTGAAGGCGGAAACCGGAGAGCCTGTGGGTTGGGTTTCTGCGCGTTGTGATGCGGCCAGACCTGTGCAAAATATTCGATCTAACCCCTTTGATCAGCAGTTGCACTACTTCAAGTACCCATATGAGGACGCAATTGTGCCTATGGAATGCCCATCCCCTATCTTTGCATGGATTGGGCGCGATGCGTGGGAGGCTGCAAAGTTTCCCCCACTAAATTGGTATTCTGATGATGTGCATTGCGAAGATTTGCGTGCCGCTGGCTTTCACCACTACTTGAGTAGATCGTATGTGCATCACATTGGCAGCCAGACGGTGGGCATGAACGGTGACGCACTGACCAAGGCCGCAGTGCCGTGGCTCTTAAAGAACAGACCGGAATATGCAAAGCAGTGGTTTAACTCTTAATCTCGGTTCGGGCAAGGATCGCCGAGCCGATTGCGTGAATGCTGACATTCGTTCCGATGTTGGCGCTGATTGGGTGGTGGACATTGGTGCGCCAATGCAGATCGACCGACAGTTTTCCAAGATCATCGCCAATGATGTGTTGGAGCACATACCGAACTTAGTGCAGGCCATGACCAACTGCCGCGATTTGCTGGAGATGGGTGGCGAGATGCACATTCATGTGCCGTATGACTTGAGTCATGGCGCGTGGCAAGACCCGACTCATGTGCGTGCGTTCAACGAAAAATCTTGGGTGTACTACTGCGAGTGGGCGTGGTACTTGGGCTGGAAGGGCAGTCGGTTTGAGATGGAACATTTGCAAATGAGTCTCAGCAATTACGGTGCAAGCCTAGAATTACCGCAAGATGAAATACTGCGACTGCCGCGTGCAGTTGATTCTATGTATGTGATTTTGAAGAAAGTGCCTTATGAAGACACCAGCGTGGCAGCGTAAAGAGGGAAAGAGTCCAAGTGGCGGCTTGAATGCCAAGGGACGCGCCAGCGCAAAGGCCGAGGGCATGAACTTGAAAGCGCCTGTCAAGTCTGGCGACAATCCGCGCAGGGCATCATTCCTTGCGAGAATGGGCAATATGCCTGGCCCAGAGATGAAGAACGGTGAGCCAACGCGCTTGCTGCTAAGTTTGAAGGCATGGGGCGCATCTAGCAAGGCCGATGCGAAGGCCAAAGCAAAAGCAATATCTGCAAGGAACAAGAAATGATCAACGATATGCAAGTGACCACCGACATTGCGGCAGTCAATCCGATGGATGACACCGAGTTGCAGGGCATCGTGGCCGGTGAGTTGGAAGATGCCGTCAGCTACATTGATGCCGATGTCTCTCCGATTCGCGCAAAGGGTACAGAGTATTACCGTGGCGACCCCTTTGGCAATGAGGAAGATGGCCGCAGCCAAGTCGTGGCGATGGAGGTGCGCGACACTGTTTCGGCCATGCTGCCAAGTCTGATGAAGGTCTTCTTCAGCAGTGAGAATGTCGTTGAGTATGTGCCGCGCGGTCCTGAAGATGTTGCCAGCACTCAGCAGGCGACTGACTATGCGAATTACATATTCAGCAACGACAACAACGGTTTTATGACCACCTATGCGTTGTTCAAGGACTCGCTGGTGCGTAAGTGCGGCATTGCAAAGTATTGGTGGGACGAGGTTGAAGAGGTCAAGATTGATGACTACTCCGGCCTCGATGACCAGACCGTGCAATTGCTGATGCAAGAGGGCGCAGAAGTAAAGATTGTGGTCAGCTATCCAGACCCATCTATGCCCATGGACATGATGCAGCCACAGGTTGATCCGGCAACCGGCTTACCCCTGCCGCCAGAAATGATGCAGCAACCCATGTTGCACGATGTGCAAATCAAGCGCAAAACCAAGGATGGCCGTATCCGCATCATGGCCGTGCCACCCGAAGAATTGATACTGGACCGCAGAGCGCGTTCATTTGAAGATGCAGGCATCATCGCCCACCGTCAGATGGCGACCGTGGACGATTTGCTTGCCATGGGCTATGAGTTGGAGGAGATTGAGGAGAACATCTCCAGCACCGACTTAGACAGCAATGATGAGTATTTGGCGCGGCAGCCGTTGAGCACCACCATGGGATCGGGCGACAGTTTGAATCCTGGTCAACGGCGCGTGCTGTATGTTGAGTCCTACATTCGCGTGGACTTTGACGGTGACGGCATCGCCGAGTTGCGTAAGGTTTGCTGCATGGGGTCTGGCTACACCGTGGTGCGGAACTTGCCAGCCAGCTACATTCCTTTTGTTGATTTCCCATGTGATCCAGAGCCACACACCTCACCACTTGAGGCTATGTCGGTGTTTGATCTGACGCATGACATTCAAGAAATCAAATCCGAAATATTGCGAAATACCTTGGATTCGCTAGCGCAGTCTATCCATCCGCGCACTGCGGTGGTTGAGGGTCAGGTCAATATTGATGATGTGCTCAACAACGAGACAGGCGCAATTATTCGGATGCGTGCGCCAGGCATGGTGCAACCGTTCAGCACGCCATTCGTTGGTCAGGCCGCATTTCCTATGTTGGACTACATGGACCAGATGCGCGAAGACCGTACCGGCATGAGCAAAGCCGCCATGGGACTTGATCCTGACGCTTTGCAGTCAACTACCAAGGCAGCGGTGGCGGCCACCGTCAGCGCCAGCCAGAGCCGTTTGGAGTTGCAGGCTCGACTCTTGGCCGAGGGCATGAAGAAGCTGTTTAAGGGCATCTTGTATCTGATGACAACGCATCAAGACAAGCCCCGAATGGTGCGCTTGCGTAATGAGTGGGTGGAGATTGACCCGCGTGTCTGGAATTCCAACATGGATGTGACCGTCAATATCGGTCTGGGCAATGGCGACACCGGTGAGCGCATTCAGGCTTTGACCAATATTGCCAACAAACAAGAGCAGATCATTCAGCAATATGGTTTGAATAATCCTGTTGTGACACCGGCCATGTACATCCGCACGATTCAGAAAATCGTTGAGTTGTCTGGCGTGAAAGACGCATCCAGCTATTTCCAAGCATTGCCGCCTGACTTCCAGATGCCGCAAGAACAAGCACCAAAACCGACACCAGAAGAGGTGCTGGCGCAAGTGCAAGCGCAGTCGATCCAAGCTGACATCCAGAAGAAGGCTGCCGAGTTGGAATTGAAGCGCGAGCAGATGGTTCGCGATGACGATTACCGTAGAGATCAAATGGCGCAAGACTTAATGCTCAAGAAGTACGAATTAGAGTTAAAGTACCAGACACAAATTAGCACTGCCGAGATTCAAGCTCAGCAGTCTATGGATCGGGAGGCCATGGCGCAAGAGTCTGCAATCATCCAACAGGCTGTGCAGACAGCGGCGAATGTGCCTCCACCCATCAACCTTAATGG